TTCGGAACGCTGTAAAAACACTGAGATGGGAAAAGATTTTGCAAAACTCAGCGGTGGCGATGGCAGCTCACTCAGCGGTGGCGATGGCAGCTCACTCAGCGGTGGAGTTCGCAGCTCCCTCAGCGGTGGAGATTACAGCTCACTCAGCGGTGGAAATTACAGCTCACTCAGCGGTGAAGATTTCAGCTCACTCAGCGGTGGCGATGGCAGCTCACTCAGCGGTGGCGATGGCAGCTCACTCAGCGGTGGAAATGACAGCGTGTTGGCTTGCTTTAACGGAAAGTGCAAAGCCGGCATTGGCAGCATTATCACCATAGTAAACAGGCATTACGATTTCAGAATGAACAAATACATAATTGACGATTTTGCTTCTGCGATAGCGGACGGAGCGGAAATCAAGGCTGACACATGGTACTGCTGCAAGGGCGGGAAACTCGTTGAGGTAGACAACTGCGGAGCGGATATGAGAGGAGAAGAACAATGATACCAACACTTAAAATCCTGTTCCCCATTCTGATGGTAATCGGAGCTTTGGGGAGCTTGATTGTAGAGATAGTCAGCCACGGAGACTGGGAAGTAGCCTTGCAGTGGGCAGGGGCGATGCTTCTTTACACCGCCCTGACGATAAGAAATATGAGGTAATAGCATGAACGATGATTACTGCGTAATTTGCGGTGCCTATATCGGAGAGAGCGGCACACAGTATTGTGCTGATTGCTGGGAAAAGATAATGGGCAATGACAACAGTTGAACTTATTATGGAACTGCGAAATAAGCAGAGCAGAGACAATAGAGAACTTTTGGATGCAGCCGCAGACAAAATCGAAGAACTTTATAGACCAACTGGTACATGGGAAAGCAAACTTGAAGACAGATGGATATACGCTCACTGCCCATTCTGTGACACAATATGGAATACCAAGACAAATTTCTGCCCTAACTGTGGGGCAGATATGAGGGAGAATAAAAATGAAAGTAAAACTTGATAAAGGGGCTATAATGCCCCTTAAAGCACACAAGACGGATGCCGGATATGACCTTTACTCAACCATAGATACCATTCTTTGGGGCGGTCAGTGCATCACAATAGATACTGGTGTACACATTGCACTCCCTGAGAATACAGTGGGCTTTGTTAAATCCAAAAGCGGTTTGATGGTCAACCATGAAATACTCACTGATGGCACTATTGACTGCGGTTATACCGGGTCTATAAGGGTAAAGCTGTTTAATCACAGCAGCCGGGGATATGATATCCACAAGGGAGATAAGATAGCACAGCTTGTTATCTGCCCTATTATATCAGAAGACTTAGAACTTGCAGATGAACTTGAAGAGACGGACCGTGGAGACAATGGTTTCGGCTCAAGTGGGAGATAGTATGATGGATGATTTTTACTGTGAGGGATATCAAGACATCTGCAACGAGCCAGCAGATACTTGTGCAAACTGTGAATATCACAACAGCAATACTATTCGCAAAAAAATCCTTGACGATGCAATAGCTTGCGTTTGTGCCGACAGGGATATACAGTACGGTTCCCCAGAGGACTCATTCGGAGAAATAGCAAAGCTGTGGGAAGTGTATCTGCGTAAGAGATGCGTTTCACCCGGTTCAGATGTCGGAGTAACACCGTCAGATGTCGGTATAATGATGACACTGCTAAAGATCGCACGTATTATGACAGGACACACGAAGGCAGATAACTACACGGATGCAGCCGGATATATCGCCTGCGCTGCGGAATGCGAGTTGAAAGATGTCTAAGAAGACAAACCCTGGTAGAATACCATGCTCTAAAAGAGATGTCGAGGTGGCACGGCAAGAAGGGCATAACGAGGGCATGAAGTTTATGATATCCCTTGTGCTTCTTATACTCAAGGACAAGCACGACTGGCCGGATGAGGGTATCGACACACTTGCCGCCCAAGTAGACCTATACTGCAAGAGCATTAATGACGGCTCGATAAAAATCAAAGATGTAATGGATGCTCTCAAAGCAGACTACGACTTAGCAGTGAGGGTGTGAATGAGCAAAACAAAATACAAGTGGTGGGGCTATGTGAAGTGTATTATTAGAGCGTACCCTGACCACTGCCGGGATTTAGCAGACTTACAAATTCAAAGCATAACACCAGCTTATGGAGATATAGCGCATGGTTCCGGCGGTGTTTCAAAGCCAGTTGAAAACCTTGTACTTGCGACATTGCCGATAGATGAGCAGAAAGAGTATGAAGCAGTTGAAAAAGCAATTCAGCAGACAAAGCAACTGCGTGACGGTGCCGAGCATCTACGGCTGATAGACCTGGTTTATTTCAGAAAGAGCCACGATCTGGAAGGTGCCGCCCTAATGCTCAATGTTTCTTATGCAACCGCCAAGCGGTGGCATAGTAGATTTATTGTTACTGTTGCCAGGTTCCACGGACTTCTGCATGACTAAAAAGAAGAGGGGCATTACTGCTCCTCTTCTTCTCCTAAGTATCTGTTTACCGTATCTAACAGCACAGCGTTTGGCGTGGTTCCATTCTCTTTGCAAGCTGCCTTAAACCGTTCGGCTTTGTCCTTGCGAACACGGCAAGCTATGTTGGTCATATTGGCGGCATCCCACTTATTGCGGTACTGTTTCTGCTTTTCAGATGGCATATCATCACCTCTCCGAAATTATAGCATAATACAATACGGTTTAATAGTAGCATAATACACAAAAACTACTGTTAAAGTCTGTGCATTATGCGATAGACACTACTGTTAAATAGTAGTACAATGCAGACACTGGCAAAACAAATAACAATAAAGGAGATTTTGAAATGAACATACTTGGAGAAGAATACGACAGCTACTACGGATTGGGTTGGGATAGCAACGAGGAAGAGCCGGAAACGTACGGTGCGAGATTCACTGTGATAGTCTTTGAGTCATACTACGATGACAACGGCAAGCTTCATGATTTTGATAGGATCGATTTCAATTCTTGGGAAGATGCAATCAGATGTTACACCGAAATAGATGAAGTCGGATTTGACGTATGGCTCAAGGACAACGAGTATGAGGTAACGCTCCATAACGGTGATTGGTCATAAAGGAGAACGACATGAACGAGATGGAAATTGAAAAGCGGTGGCAGAGATTTTGCAACAGATTTACCGAGGTCTGTAGAGCAGAAAAAAGACCGGGCGATGCTTGTGAGTATTGCCCACTGAACGCAACCGGGCTATGTACGATACTCCCACAGTTCTATGACGATGAGTACTACAGACAGCTTGAAAAGGCACTGGATGAAGCAGACAAGCTGTTAATGGATTGCGAAAAAGGCTGAGAGACTTATCCCGGACTGCACCGAGACAGAGCCGGAAGAGGAAAGTTGAGCCAAAACGTCCAACAAACTGTGCTATGATGATACCATCCATCAGAGGAACTGGAAACGGTTCCTCTTTTTGGTGCTTGCAAGCGGTGTCTCCCCCTCCACCGCTCTATATATGGCGTGGTCTGCAAGGACTGGGAAAAATCACAAAGACGGTGGGGCAGTGATTATAAGTGGGGCATTATGGAAATAGTAGAAATACCGATAGGAAAACTTAAAGCGTATGAAAAGAACCCCCGGTTCAACGATGCAGCGGTTGACGGTGTAGCTGCAGCAATTAGGGAGTTCGGCTGGAAAGTTCCTGTGGTAGTCGATAAAAATAACGTCATAGTCTGCGGTCATACACGAATAAAGGCGGCTAAGAAATTGGGTATCAAGAAAATACCGTGCATCATAGCCGATGACCTCAATGATGAGCAGATAAAAGCTTTCAGACTGGCAGACAACAAGGTTAGTGAAATAGCTGAGTGGGATTATGATCTCTTGAACGAGGAAATATCGGAACTGTACAACTTTGATATGGAGCAGTTCGGATTTGAACTTTATGACCCGGAGCAGGAACATGAGAATAACGCAAATGCAACTCAAGATACGATGAGAAAATAAAGCACATCACTCCTGAGGCGTATGAGGCGGCTTGCGGAAAAGCACCAAAGAAACCTAAGGCAGTAAAGAAACCAACGGAAAAGAAAAAGAAAAGCAAATAAGCAATTAAAGGGAGAGCAAACAGCTCTCCCTTTTCTATTAGGTAAAAAAAATGGCAAGAAAACAAGATGCCAACTTAATACCATTCACCAGCGAGCAAAACCGTGAAGAAGCCAAGAAGAACGGAAGGAAAGGCGGCATTGCTTCTGGTGTAGCACGCGCAAGGCGTTCAACGCTGCAAAACATAGCGCGATCGATAGCGGATGCGCCCGCTCCTGAGAAGCTGAAACAGCAGATTATGAAGAGCGGACTGCCTATTGATGACGAGGATATGAACGGTAATGCGGTTATTGTTGCCGGAGTGTATTCCAAAGCTATCAAGGGTGAAGACAAGGCTGTTGAGAAGTGGCAAGAGTGGACAGATATCCAAACAGCGGATGATAAACAGTTTAATCTTCCAGCTAAATCTATCGGAGAAGCATTCACGATAATCAACAGACACATTGAGCCTAACAAGACATATATCTTCAAGGGCGGCAGAGGTGCGTTGAAATCGTCTTATGTATCGCTAAAGATAATTGAACTGTTAAAGAACAATCCGACAATGCACTGCTGTGTAATCCGTAAGGTGGCAAGCACATTAAAGGACTCTGTTTTCTCACAGGTTAAGTGGGCGATACATGAACTGGAACTTGATGATGAGTTCCAATGCAAGAGCAACCCCATTGAAATCATATACAAGAAGACTGGGCAAGTCATTTACTTTCGTGGCTGTGATGACCCTATCAAGCTAAAGTCTATTAAGCCGCCTTTTGGCTATATAGGCATACTGTGGATAGAAGAGCGTGACCAGTTAAGCGGTCCAGAGGAAGAACGAAGCGTAAAGCAATCTGTACTGCGTGGCGGTGCGCTATCATATGACTTTGCAAGCTATAACCCACCAAAGAGCCGTGATAACTGGGTAAACAAAGAACTGCTTGAGCCTAACCCCAACCGTATAGTACATCATTCGACATATGTACAAGCAGACCCAGAGTGGCTTGGTAAGAAGTTCTTAGACGATGCTGAACACCTCAAAGATGTTAATCCCAAAGCCTATGAGCATGAGTATATGGGCATTCCGAACGGTGACGGTGGCAATGTCTTTGAGAACATAGAAGTTAGGGAGATAACCGCTGATGAAGTCTCACACTTTGACCACATTTATCAAGGTGTGGACTGGGGCTGGTATCCTGACCCGTTTGCATTTGTCAGAGTACACTATGACAGAGCAAGGGAGACTATTTTCTTTGTTGACGAGATTTGCAACAACAAAACAAGCAATGAGAAGAATGTCGAACTGATTAAAGCCAAAGGCTATGACGATGCCTATATCATATGCGACAGTGCAGAGCCTAAGAGCGTTAACGACTTTCGTGCGCTTGGACTTCCAGCAAAGCTTGCAGTAAAAGGCCCCGGCTCTGTTGATTATGGCTTGAAGTGGCTTCAAAACAGAAAGCTTGTAATTGACCCAAAACGAACACCGACTGTATTCAATGAGTTTATCCATTATGAATTTGAACGAGACAAGGACGGCAATGTTATAAGCGGATATCCTGATAAAGATAACCACACTATTGATAGCACAAGATACGCCCTTGAACGAGTTTATAATAAATTTGGGAGCAACGCTTAATGACTATAATTCAATATCTTAACGAGCAAGGATACAAGACCATACCATCGAGTTTCTATACAAAGATAAGTGACTGGAAGTCATGGTACGATGGCAAGGTCAAGGACTTTCACAAGTACAGTGTCAGCACTGGGCAGAATATGCGTGTTGACTGTGAGCGTTACGGCATGGGCATGGCAAAGAAAGTCTGCGAGGACTGGGCAAACCTGCTCATGAACGAGAAAGTCAAGATAACCCTTGAGGGAACAAAGGAACAAGAGTTTTTTGATAACTTTGCGGATGAGAACAACCTTGCCGTCCGCATATCGGAGATGCAAGAACTCAAAGCTTGCTATGGCACCGTGGCATATGTTCCACGCATAGAGGGTGCAGCCATCAATTCCCGGACTGGAGCTGTGACAGGTGTAGCCGAAGGCTTGAAACTGGACTGCGTGACAGGCGACCGCATTTATCCTATATCGTGGGAGAACCGTGAGGTAAAGGAATGTGCATTTGCATCTCACCTCTATGCGAACGATAAGAACTATATGTTTGTGCAGATACATCACATAGTCAAGGAAGAGTATGTGATTGACAATGTACTGCTTGAGTTCAAGGATGAGAACTGCAAGAAAGTACCGTTCTCAGACATCAAGGGGCTTGAGGATGTCACGGAAACTATTCACACTAAGAGCCTTGAAAAGCGTTTCGTAATTGACCGCCTAAATATAGTCAACAACTATGATGTGACACTGCCTATGGGCGTTTCTGTGTACGCCAATGCTATAGACCAACTCAAGGCTTGTGATATAGCATATGACAGCTATGTGAATGAGTTCGTCCTTGGCAAGAAGCGGATTATGGTAAAGCCTGAGGCGGTGAAAGACCTTGATGGCAAGCCTTACTTTGACCCCAACGATGTGACATTCTATGTACTGCCGGAAGACAGCGACCCTGGTTCTATTATCCATGAAAGCAACATGGAAATCAGAGCGGCACAGCATAACGCAGGCATTCAAGATATGCTTAATATACTGTCCAGTAAGTGCGGTTTCGGTGAAAACCATTACAAGTACGATAACGGCAATATCAGTACGGCAACGCAGATAGTCAGTGAGAATTCCACAATGTTCCGCACAATCAAGAAGCATGAGATAGTACTTGAGAGTGTGCTTATTCAGCTGTGCCGTACTGTTATGAGACTGGGGAATGAATTTTTCTCCGCTGGACTTAACGAGGATGTTGAAATCTCTGTTGACTTTGACGATAGCATTATTGAGGACAAGGCAACGGACTTTGCAAGAGATATGCAGATGCTGTCAGCCGGAATAATGCAACCTTATGAATTCCGTATGCGTTGGATGAACGAGGATGAACAGACGGCAAAGGCGGCACTTCCACAGCTTGAACAGCTTGTGAGTGATGTACAGTGAAATATCCAATAACACCTGAGTATATAACAGAGCTACCAAACGATATGGCGGCTCTGTTTTTGCGTTTAGAAGCGTTTGTGCTGACAGATATATGCAGTAGGCTAAAGAATAGCGGAACCGTCACAGAAACCGCTATAGAGCAAATCAGAGCCTTACAACGGCAAGGATATAGCCTTAAAGCTATTGAGGACTATATAAAGAAAACCTTGAAGCTGTCAGACAAAGAATTTGACACGCTATGGTCAGATGCCGTAGAACGCAATCAAAGCTATTTTGATGCAGTAGTGGACAAGACCAAACTTGCATACGAAGCATTTGATGAAGTGGGCTTTAACAAGCTTACAGATGCCATTGCAAAGCAAACACTTGGAGAGATACACAATATCACGCAGAGCATGGGATTTGCCGTGCAGAGCGGTGGTAAAGTCGTGTTCCTGGATATAGCAGAAGCATATCAGAAAGTGCTTGATGATGCGGCAATGAAAGTGCAGAGCGGTACACAAAGCTATAACGAAGCAATCAGAGAAGCCACAAAGCAATTGACGGACTCAGGCTTGCAGACAGTGGACTATGCCAGTGGATGGCACAACCGTGTCGATGTTGCCGCAAGACGAGCGGTAATGACTGGTATAACTCAGCTATCGTCAAAGTATACTGAGCAAGAAGCTGAGATAGTTAACACCCCTTACCGTGAGGTATCCGCACATAGGGGAGCAAGAGATGTTGACAAGCCTAATCCTTGGAGCAATCACAAGAAGTGGCAAGGCAAAGTGTACTCTATGAGAGCCGGAGACAAATACCCCAGTATATACGCTGTGTGTGGACTTGGAGAAGTTGACGGACTTGAGGGAGCAAACTGCCGACATATGCACTTTATCTATGTTGATGGAGTATCGGAACGCACATACACGGATGAAGAACTTGCCAATATAGACAAGCCACCGTTCCAATATCAAGGTAAGACATACACAGCATATCAAGCAACGCAGAAGCAACGGCAGATTGAAACAGCTATCCGGCAGACCAAGCGTGAGATCATAGCGGCAGATGCCAGAGGAGACACGGAAACCTACACGGCAAAAGCTGCGAAGCTGCAACGGCTCAAGCAAGAATATCAGCAATTCAGTAGTGCGGCAGACTTGCCAATGCAGAATGAACGCATGATTGTTGCTGGGTTCGGCCCCAAAGAGGGTACAAAAGCAAAAAAGTTGAGCCAAAACGTCCAATAAATAGTGATATAGTGATAGCAACGAACAACATGAGTGTGGTGGATAGCACGGCAGACTTTGACTCTGCAAGGCATGGTTCAATCCCATGATGTTGCACCAGTATCCATCTCTGTGCTTTCTTTTGGCACCTCCCTTCTTATATAAGACACAGCCAGTAAAAGTGTCTCTGTTGGTAGCGGCTCCAGTGCAATTCTGGTTTGGCAAAATTAAATATTCAACAGTCTGCTTTATGTGGACTGTTTTTTATTAGCTGACGAGCCTTAAACGGATAAAGCCGACAGGCTATAAATGGAGGATATCATGGCAGAAGAAAATACCGCAGTCGAAACTAACAACGGCACTAATGCCGGGAACAGCGAACCTACTGTGCAAATGTTTACACAGGCAGACGTAGACAGAATAGTCGGTCAGAGACTTGCAAGAGCAACCAAGGATATGCCCACAGCCGAAGAACTGAAAGCATACAATGATTGGAAAGCAACTCAGCAGACCGAAGCAGAAAAGTTGGCTGAAATGACCAAAGAGCGTGACAACGCTAATAAGTCTCTTAAAGCGGCCAACGCTAAGATTGAACAGTATGAGCGTGAGAAGGTCCTCACAGCCAAGGGCGTAAGTGCAGATGACCTTGACTACTATCTGTTCAAAGTGGGTCAGAAAGTAAATGATACAGTGACATTTGAGCAAGCCGCTGATGAATTTCTTTCTGAGCATAAACCCAACAACTCTGTGCGTGTCAGCACTGGGGCATCCTTAGAGGGTGGAAACACTGTCATGACGAAAGCACAGATAATGCAGATTAAAGATGCCACAGAACGGCAAAATGCAATTGCTCAAAATATCAACTTATTTACCTAAAGGAGCAGATAATCATGCCTGCAAAGAACAACCTTATTAAATCCGCTGATGTCAGCGTAACCGCAAGAGAAGTCGATTTCGTAACTCGTTTTGAACGCAACTGGGAGCATCTCCGTGAGATACTCGGCATTATGCGCCCCATCAAGAAAGCCCCCGGCACTGTACTTAAATCCAAGTATGTGACTGGTACTCTTGAGAGCGGTGCTGTCGGTGAGGGCGAGGAAATCCCCTATTCCAAGTTCACCGTAGCAGAGAAGAGCTATGCAACTATCAACATTGAGAAGTTCGCAAAGGCTGTCTCTATCGAATCCATCAAAGACCACGGCTATGAGAATGCCGTTCAGAAGACCGATGATGAATTCCTCTATGAACTTCAGAACAATGTAACTTCCCGGTTTTACACCTATATCAACACTGGTGAACTTCAGACCTATGAATCCACTTGGCAGAGAGCCTTGAGCATGGCAAAGGGCTTTGTTGTCAACAAGTGGAAAGCAATGCACCGCACTTCCACCTCTGTGGTGGCATTTGTCAACGTGCTTGACCTTTATGACTATCTCGGCTCTGCAACTGTCAGCGTACAGACTGCTTTCGGCTTTGAGTACATCAAGGACTTCATGGGCTTTAGCACCGTGTTCCTGCTCTCCGACAACGAGATTCAGCGTGGCAGAGTTATTGCAACTCCCTCTGAGAATATCGTCCTCTATTACGTTGACCCCGGTGATTCCGAATTCAGCCGTGCTGGTCTGAACTACACGGTATCTGGCGAGACTAACCTGATCGGTTTCCATACCCAGGGCAATTACAATACCGCTGTCACCGAAGCTTTTGCAGTTATGGGTCTGACTCTGTTCGCAGAGTACATTGACGGCATTGCTGTTGTCGATGTTGACAGCACTCCCACTCTCGGCTCTCTGACTGTTACTTCCGTAGCTGGCACCGCAGTTGGCGATACCAAGATTACCGTATCTCCCACTAAGGAAGTCGCTCAGAACATTTACAAGTACAAGGTAGCTGATACTGCAACCACCGTTGTTTACGGTCAGAACGTCAAGAACTGGACTACTTGGAACGGCACTGCTGACATCACTGCGGCAAGCAGCAAGGTCATCACCATTGTTGAGTGCGACTCCATGTACAAGGCTCAGAACGAAGGCCACGCAACCGTAACCGCTAAGACCTCCGGCTGATAATCACCATTCGGAACACCTCATTAATTTGGGGTGTTCCGTTTTTATAGGAGACATATATGTACGCTGATTTCTCATATTATTCCGACACGTTCGGTGGGTGTCTCCTTAATGCGGACGAATACAATAAGTGTGCTAATGAAGCCACCGACTATATAGATTACATCACAGCTGGAAAAGCCGCCAATGTAACGGACGAAGCCGTACTGAACAAGTTGAAACGCTGCTGTTGCAAGATGGCAGAAGCCTATGGGCAGATGCTTAAATCTCAAAACGATGCGAACATTCAGAGTGAATCAGTCGGCAGTTATTCTGTTACTTACCGAAGCACAGCAGATATTGAAGCATCAAAGAACATCAAGTTCCGTGAGATTGTTTCGATAATGTTAGTAAATACTGGCTTGATGTACAGAGGACGGTGCTGATATGTACGCTCCGCATACGGTTACACTATTCAATGTGTGGGAAGATGCCAACCTTGCCATTCAAAGCAATATAACAATACTGCATGGTGTTTTCTTGGACACTGACAGCAACGTCAGAGCAAATCAGAACGGTTTATCTGATAGTAGCAGTGCAGTGCTTTACATACCTATGGATGTGCTTGCAACAGCCACCACAGGCGTTTTGAAGCATTATATAGCACCATATCAGTTTACTACTGCATCCACAAAAACGAACTTGTGGACACTTGACAGCGGTGGAGAGAGCAATTCCACATCAACCTATTTTGCCCGTGGTGAACATACAACATATCAAAGCTTGGCACAGCTTAAAGCGGCTGGCGTTGAGGCGTTTGATGTTGTTTCGGTAAAGACCAGAGACTATGGGTCTAAATCAATGCAACACTGGCAGGTGAGCGGTGCGTGATTAAATTCACCGTAAAGGCTGATTTGCTTAATCCCAATATGTTCAAGCTGCCGTGCAGTGTTGCTGAAAGCGTTGTTGCCAACCAAGTATTGAAAGACACAAGACCGTTTGTTCCGGCTCTGACTATGAGCCTAAATAACCGTTCTTATGTTCAAGGGAATATGGTCATTTACCCCGGACCGTATGCAAGATATTTGTATTACGGCAAGGCAATGAAAAATGCCGTTACTGGCAAAGGCCCCATGTACATCCCTGAGGTTGGCTATAGATGGCCTAAAGGTGCAACGCTCATCCCCACAGACCGCAACCTTGTATTTACAACAAGCGTACACCCACAAGCGCAAGCACATTGGTTTGAAGCATCAAAGGCTCAGAATATGGAGAAGTGGGAGAAAGTTGCGGAAAAGGCGGTGAAAGAAAATCTCTGACACGCAGAACAATGTAACGCTGGTATCAGCCGAAGAGCAGGGCAACGTGACACGCTCCGTCCGGCAATGGCTGAACGGCTACACACAAAAGCCGCTGACGAAGATCGATTATGAATTCCTCGGTGTAAATAGTGGATTATGTCTCTCCACTATACAAGCGGCTTATAAAACGAGACAGTATATAAACGGTGGATATCAGGCACAGTATCAATTCAAGCTGATATATCGAATGACGGCTACCACTGCTAATGACCGAATAACAGCCGATGAGGTACTTGATGCTTATGGTGCATGGTGCGAGAAGAACCCACCGACAATAACCGGGGTACAAGTAAAGTCGGTCAAGCGTGACACATCGTCCTCTCTGTTTGCAAGATATGACGGTGATGTCGAAGACCATCAAATATTAATGACACTTATCTATGAGGTGATTTAATGTCTTACGCATTTAATACCACATCCGGGCAGACTATCGACAGACATCTGCTCATTCTCTATCTCAATACTGGCACTTCTCAAAGCCCCGCATGGTCACCCATTGGCAAGAGAGTTGAAGACTCTTCCTCTGAGTATGACTGGCAGGCCGAAAAGAAAAAGGACATTCTCGGTGCCACTTATGGCATTATGAAGAAGCCTATTATTACTCAGACCTTTGACCCATGCGAACTGGATGCGGGAGATGCCGCACTTGTGAAGCTGTGGGAACTGGCGGTAAGAGATCAGGATGCAGCCGCACTTGCTAATATGGACTGCCTTGTTGCCCATATGTATGTTGGTGACTCCACTACTGCTACCAACCTGTGGGCTGAACGCTATCCCTCTTCCATGATTGAGGTATCCGGCCTTGGTGGTGAGGGCGGTGGAAACATCGGTATGCCTATTACCGTAACCCTTGGCGGCACTCGTTCTGTCGGTCATGTAACCAAGGACGGAACTTCTGGAGCAATTACCTTTACCGCAGACTAAGGAGGCGTAACCCATGCTTAACCTTTGCATTGATGAGGGCATTCAAGAGATAAACTTGAATGGCAAAGTGAGTGTATGGCTCAACCTCTCCGACCTTAATTTCATAGAGCGTTTTTTCGATGCCTTTGAGCAGATGGACAAGCTTAACGAGAAATATCGTAGTGAGCTTGATATAAAGGGCAACGGTGAACTGTTTGCAATAGCAAGACAGATGGACAAGGACATGAAAGCATTGATAGACCGGGCTTTTGGCTCTGAGATATCTGCTCCGCTGTTTGGTGACATGAATGTCTATGCTATAGCAAGCGGACTGCCAATATGGTGCAATTTGATGCTTGCCATTATCGATGAGATGAACGACAACATGACCGCACAGAAAAAGGCAACAAACCCCAAACTGCAAAAGTACATCGAAAAGTACCAGCACAAATGAATGATGGGGAGAGCAAAATGTTCTCCCCTTTTTTACTATGAACTATACATTACCGACACAAGTTAATATTGACGGTATTGATTACAATATACGTTCTGACTGGCGCGTTGCCTTGGAGATAATCGAAGTACTTAACGATGCAGACTTAAAGTATGCAGAGAAAGCAGAAGCGGTTTTGATAATGTTCTATGAGGATATGCCTACAAACATAGCAGAAGCGTTGAAAAAGTGCTTTGAATTTCTCGACATGGGAGAAACGCAAAAGAAGAAATCCCCACGATTAATCGATTGGGAAAAGGACTTCAAGTATATAGTAGCCCCAGTGAACCGTGTGCTTGGCTATGAAGTGCGTTCGGTGCAGTATCTGCACTGGTGGACATTTCTAAGTGCGTATATGGAGATAGGCGGTGATTGCGTTCTATCTCAAATCGTAAGCATGAGAGACAAGCTTGCAAGGGGAACAAAGCTTGAAAAGCATGAGCGTGAATGGCTCAGAAAAAACGGTGATATAGTGCATCTAAAGACTCAGATGACCAGCACAGAGGATGACATTATATCGCAATGGACGGTGAAAAATGAAAAACGGTGACGGCAATGTTGTCATAAATGTTGATGCCGATGATAGTCAGGCTCAAAAGAGGCTGACGGCTTTGAATAGGCAAATCAACAAGCTTACAAATGACATTACTGAAAACGAAAACGCACGGTTGCCAATAACTCAAGGGCTTAAAGAAGCACAAGACCAGGCAATCGAAACATATAACAGAATAGAACAACTCAAAGCGGCTCTTGCAGAGAGTGAGCAGAAGACTGGCATCAGTGGTGATATAGCACCTGACCAGTTTATGGGTGAACTTGAGAAGCAGAAGCAAATCAAGGCTGAGATAGCCGAAGCCGAAAAGCTTTTAGCAAAGCAAGAAGCGGCCGCGCAGAAACTTGAAGCACAGGACGAGAAAATCCTGCAAACGCTTGAGCAGCAGAGGACTACACTGGCAAGCATGACCGAAGAAGCCGGAGCAATGACAAAAGCACTCGATGCCAAAAGCACTAAAGTGGAAGTAAGTGATGTTACCGCTAATGTAAAGAAAGGCTTATCCACAATACTTAAATGGGGTATTGGTATCCGTTCTCTTTATGCGCTCGTTAACAAACTGCGGTCATATATCAAGTCTGCTGTCACGGAGTTTGCGAAAGGCGATAAAGAGACTCAGACCAATATAAATGCACTTAAATCCTCGTTAGCAACGCTCAAGGCATCGTGGGGAGCGGCTTTTGCTCCTATCCTTAATGCTGTTACCCCTATGCTTCAAACGCTCATACAGTGGCTCACAGCAGCCGCCAACGCAATTAATGCTTTCTTTTCTGCTTTGAGTGGGAAAGGAACATTCAAGAAAGTCGTATCAAGCACTGGAGAGTTAGCGGACAATTTGGAGCAGTCTGCTGGATCTGCTGGAGACACCAAAAAGCAATTAATGGGCATTGATGAACTTAATGTTGCATCCGACTCAGGCGGTGGTGGCGGTGGCTCTTCTTCACCATTTACCACAGAAGATGAAGAAATAGCTGATGGACTTCTTGATAAAATGAAACTCATTAAGGATGCGGCTATGGCTATCGGTGCCGCTATTCTTGCATGGGGCATAACATCAATGTTCACGAATAGTGCCAAAACCATATGGGGAATTATGATAGCTGTGGCGGGTGCAGTTCTTGCTATTGCTGGTGGTTTTGATGCGTGGAAAAACGGAGTTGACTGGACAAACCTTGCAGAGATGATAGGCGGTGTTGCGTTAGCTGCAGCCGGACTTGCACTTGCATTCGGAGGAACTGCGGCAGCTATAGCGTTAATTGTTGGCGGTATCGGAATGCTTGTAATAGGCATTAGAGACTGGATAAAAGACGGAGAACTTGCCCATGAAACCGCAGTATTAATAGCGGCAGGATTTCTTGCAATTGGGGTAGCTATTTCTTTGCTCACTGGCAGTTGGATACCTATATTGATAGCCGCTGTTATTGGCATAGCAACGGTAATATATAGCTATTGGGGAGAAATCTCAGCATGGTTCACTGAAAAGGTGGTAAACCCACTTAAATTGGCATGGGAAAAGATATGTCAAACCGCTTCATCAGCCTTAGAAAAGCTTCTGACGGCATTTCAGAATGTAAAAAATAAAATCATATCTGTAATTGACAAGATTAAGTCTGCGTTTTCGTTTAACTGGTCATTACCTCACATTAGTCTGCCTCACCTTACGGTGACATGGCAACCAGCTGGAGACTTGGGCAAGTTTTTTGGCATTTCCGCAATACCTCACCTTGGCATCCAGTGGTATGCAAAAGGCGGTATCGTTGACGGGGCTACACTCATCGGAGCTGGCGAAGCTGGCAAAGAGGCGATAATTCCTCTTGAGCGTAATACTGGGTGGATAACGATGGTAGCCAAGGAACTTGCGGATATTTTAGGCGGTGCTGATATGCTTGGTGGTATCGGAGACAAGATAGTATCTGTTGCAACGGCTATAAACAGTCTTACGCAAGCAATTAACTCTTTGCCTATGCCTGCGGTGGCAAGCGGTTCAATCGTTCCCCCAAACGCTTACAATGGCTCTAATGAGGTCATGGATAAGCTTGCAGACCTGCTTACAAGGCTTGAGAACGGTGAGCGTATTGTTCCTATGGATATTCGCACAACTGTAACGCTTGACCGCAGAGTAGTGGGTGAAAGCGTGACAAGATATCAAGCGGAAAGGAGCAGAGCAAGAGGATGATGTTAACTGTAAACGGAGTTAACCTTGTGCCGTATCTTGTGGAAAACGGATATAAGGTAACCAGGGCAGACGGAGACAGTTCCGATGCCGGGCGTACAATGGATTATGTCATGCACCGTGGGCGTATAGCTACGAAGTTCCGCATAGATGCAACATTAAAACCGTTAAGTAGCACAACGGCTGAGACGATACTTCAAGCACTCATGCCGGAGTATGTGAGCGTAACCTATACCAATCCTTGGCTTGGCGGCACACAGACCGCTACGATGTATAGCAACAACAATGTGGCAACCGTAAGTCAGTCATATGATGGCACAGACTATTGGGATTTAGAGCCTATTGCTCTGGTGGAGCAGTAATGCAGACAATATCGAGTTTATACAAGCAGATACTTTCCGGCAATCACTGGTATGAGTTCTCAATCGATATAAACGGTGTTAATTACCCACAAAGTCAGATAAAGAGCCTATCAATATCAAATAGGCTCTTTGACGATGCTCCAAGTATAGGGAACACGATTGCTGGAGAAATAGATGTTGAAATCTTGACCCCAACGGTTACTATACCACGAATGGCAAGCCTTGCACCTAAACTGCGTGTCACAAATGGTGTCAGTACATCTGAATGGATAAGTAAAGGCACATATTTTATTGACACAAGAGAAAATGCCAACGGTGTTCTTACTATTCACGGTTATGACTCTATGCTGAAAACAGAAGCGGACTTTGTTGATAATTCATCATATCCTCGTCAAGCTTCTCTTGTTGCTGCAGATATTGCAACAGCAATAGGCGTGACGGTTGATAATCGAACGGACTTGACTGGGATAACGGTGCCGACTCTTCCAGTTGGGTATTCTCAGAGAGAAGTTCTTGCGAATATCGCTGTGTTGGCTTGCGGAAACTGGGTGATCTCAGATGACAATGCTTTGCTACTGGTGGATATGGCTATTCCCGGCGAAACAAATCTGCTTATTACCGAAACTGGCGATGTAATCACATTCGGTGGAATAGGGGTAGTAATTGGATAATATTTATATTGGCAGTAATGTCAAGAAGCTGTCTGCGACACCGAAAGAAGCGGTTTACACTGGGGTGATTATTAACACCTCAGATAATACCTATGTATCTGCTGGCGACATTTCAAGTGCAAATGCTCATGTTTTAGAGGTATCTGCGGACTGGGCAACAACGGCTGATGCACAGCGTGTTCTTCAAAGATTAAACGGCTTTACATACAGACCTTACACGGCAGATGGCGTGATTATTGACCCAACATTTGAGTTGGGTGACAACATAACTATCGATAACTTATACTCAGGCATATATGGGCGTGAGTTAAGTTTTTCCTCATTGATGGCATCTAATCTCACAGCTCCGCAAGAAGATAGCATAGACAACGAGTACAAGTTTCAATCAAGTGAAAAGCGTGAATATTCACGGAAATTCGCAGAAGTCAATGCAACATTGCTTATACAAGCGGATGCCATTTCAGCAAAGCTTGAGAATACCAACACCAGCACATCGTTTGGATGGGAACTTACAGACTCGGCTTTTATACTCAAGGCAAGCAATAGCCAAGTGTTCAAGTGCGACAGTTCCGGCATCGAGATAACTGGAAAGATTACTGCAACAAGCGGATTTATAGGCACTGAATCAAACGGCTTTGTGATTACCGCATCTGCAATATATAACGGCATGACAAGCTTTTCAGACACATCAAATAACGGAGTGTATATTGGAACAAACGGCATAGCGTTGGGCAAGGGAGCATTTAAGGTTGACTCAGCTGGAAATCTTACGGCTACAAGTGGAACATTCAGCGGAAATGTGTACGCTGGTAGTATTCAATCTGGTGGAACGTACGGCACATTTGACGGTTCCGGCATTACAAGTGGAACTATAGGCACTGGGCAAACAAGTTCTTATATCAATAGTGGTATTGCAAACGGATACTACAGTTCAGATGTTTTCAATGGAGCGGCCACAGCACGCTATTGTTACGCTACTACCATGAAATCCAGTAGCTTGTATTGGGCAGGATATCCAGTAGCACGAAGATCCCAAACATTCCACGATGGAGACACCATAGCTTATCTTTATGTTTATTAATCGGAGGGGAATATGGATAAAGTAATTTTTGCCGATGGCACTGAACTACAGTGCTTGTTTTTTGGCAACTCAACTGTTGGACTACTGTTTATTACTCTTAATACCGATGTGGCAACAGCCGCAATGATAGCCACAGACAGAGAAAAAACAGCGCGTATTACTTACCGCCCGGAGAGCGGAGAAGAAACCACATTTGAGGATTATATCAAGTTTGAATATTTGGTAAATGAACCTACTGGCGGTGTACGCATAGCACTACGTCAGCTATATGCAAGTGAGGTCTGATATGGAAGACTTAATATTTGCAATTAAAAATACGCTTGAAAAAATCAAGGTATCCGGCAGAGAAGATGTGGACAAAATGCTCGGTGTCTTCATCGCTCTGGATAAACTATCTGCAATGGTTAAGGAGATAGAAGATGGCAAATCAACCGATTAATCAACTGCCAGAAGCCACAGTAGTCAATGGCAATGCTCTGTTTGTTATTGAGCAAAGTGGAGCGGCATCTAAAGTAAAAGCCGAAACATTCCGCAGACAATGGATAGGCGATGCTTCAAAGTTTAGACCGCTTGGTAAGTACGCTACTGTTGCAGAACTCCAAGAGGCGGTGCCTACACCTTCGCTGGGCGACTATTATTACATCGGAGCAGCAGCACCGTATTCCGTATATGCTGCACTCAATATTGAAGAAACCGACCCTTGGGTAGATGTTGGGCAAATAGGGTCAGATGTCGAAACAACAGATAATGCACTGGTTTTCTCAAGCGGAGTTAATTCTGGCACTGCTCCAATCGAAAAAATAGTCGTAGGTAATACCGAACGAAGTTTAGCACGGACATATAATCCCAATCTCCTTGACAATTGGTATTTTGGAAACCCTGTAAATCAGAGAGGACAATCAAGTTATTCGACTTATTCCTATGGAATAGACAGATGGATTGCAGGCAGCTCTAACGGAACCTTTACGGTAAATAGTGGCTATGTATCATGCACGATAAGTTCAGGCACAGCATTTCCCAATCAGATAATAGACCCCAATATTTATGGCGCACTGTGGGGTAAAACTCTTACATACTCACTGCTACAGGCAAACGGCACACTGACTACTTCCACATTTACAATACCTTCCTCTGCACCATCTGCAAACACATGGTACGGCAGAAAGTATTTTGGCTCATATAGTATTGGAATGTATTATACCGTCAGCACCGGCCGTTTTTCCGCACAGTTTACCGTCACCGCATCGACCCTTGATGTACTTGCCGTCAAGCTTGAATTTGGCAATGCACAGACCCTTGCACATCAAGAGAACGGTGTATGGGTGCTTAATGAAATACCTGACTATGGTGAACAACTTAGGAGATGCCAGAGGTACTATCAAAATCTTACCAATAAAATAGTAAGAGGAACGCTGAACGGAACTAAAAATGTGCTTCTGCCGATTTCTTTGCCCACTGCAATGCGAATTACCAACCCAGCACTGACAATAGGCTCTGTGCCGTGGATACGCTATAAATCCGTAAATGCAAACTCAGTGACGTTATCCGGCTCACCAAGCGTATACTCACAATCGAATGTTTCACCAACATTTCAAATTGTGTTGTCTTCGGCATTAACGGCAGATACATATGAGCAAGTTACTGTGTCAATGATGAGCATTGCCATAACCGCAGACCTGTAAGGAGAAACTATGGACGAAAAATCAAAGGTTTATATATTCCTTAACGGAGAAAAAATAGCCGCCTGTGAGGGCGGTTATACGATGAGCAATATCGTGGACATATCACAGTGGATATTCATTGATGAGGGCTACGGAGACAGATACAACCTGTGTCAAAGCCATTACTTTGACGGTGGACTTTATACCGAAGACGGTATCTGCCGTTGGAAATATGTAAACAGTGAATGCGTTCTGAGAAGCGATGCAGAAATAGAAGAAGAACGCAGAGGAAGGAACATATGAATATATTAGACGGGCGCACTCAATTATATCAATGGGATGTTAACCGAAAAATAAAGGTCACAGAGCAAAATGTGGCAGAAGTACATATGTGCAACTCCAGTATAGGCAAGACATATGATGTTGCAGTTGAAACAAGTGGTAGTGATGTTGTCGCAAAAATCCCAGATGAACTGCTACAGGCATTTGGAACTCTATATTGTTACGGCTATATAACAATTAGCGGAAATTACACAAAGTTTGAGTCTCGTTTTGATATAATCCGCCGCAACAAGCCTGCTGGATACACATTTACACCAACTGAACAGCTTACTATCCAGGAAATAAAAACAATAGCAGATGAAGCAAAGTCAATTGCCGAAGATGTTGAGGATAGGGCAGATCAGGGTGAGTTCAACGGAATTACTCCTACTATTGGGGATAACGGTAATTGGTATCTTGGTCCAACGGATACTGGGAAACCATCAAGAGGTGTTCAAGGTTATTCTCCTGTGCGCGGAACTGATTACTGGACGGCTGAAGATAAAGCTGAGATAGTATCTGACACGGCAGAAGAAATCAACATAAACCCCGTAGAAAAAACAGCGACAATGACACAGCCTGTTGGCAAGGATGCAGACGGTAAGCTGTTCACTGAACCCAGCGGTGGTGGTACAGGCGAATTTGACGAGTTGAGCAATCGGCCTTCCTACAATGGCAATGCCATGACCCACAGCACCGATATTCCCGAAGTCAAGACGACCACATGGGATGCCAAGTACGACAAGCCAGCCGGGGGCATTCCCGACAGCGACCTTGCAAGTGTATTTCTTAAAAACCATCATTCATTAGTTGGTTATGCAACTGAGGCTTGGGTAGAAGCAAAAGGGTACATTACAAGCCTTGCGGGATATGCTACACAGGCTTGGGTTGAAGCTAAAGGCTATTTGACCGAGCATCAGTCCTTGGCTGATTATGCGACAAAAGCATGGGTAGAGGCAAAGGGCTATATCACATCGCTCTCCGGCTATGCTACGGAGGCATGGGTTGAAGCCAAGGGGTATCTGACAAGCCATCAGAGCCTTGCGGCATACCGCACGGCTTCTGCACAAGATATTATAGATAACAGCAAGTTATCAGCATCCCTTAAAGGTGCTAACAATGGCGTGGCTGAATTGGATGCAACTGGGAAAGTGCCGTCATCTCAACTTCCGTCTTTCGTGGATGATGTTCTTGAATACCCCACACTGTCTGATTTCCCAACGACCGGGGAGACAGGCAAGATATATATCGCAATAGACACGAACAAAACCTATCGCTGGAGCGGCACAATCTATACGGAAATCTCAGCATCTATCGCACTGGGGGAAACAAGCTCAACGGCTTATCGTGGAGACCGGGGCAAGACCGCATATGACCATTCGCAGAACAGCACCGTTCATGTGACGGCAGAACAGAAGACTGCATGGAATGCGAAATATGACAAGCCCGCAAGCGGCATCCCGGACAGCGACTTGGCAAGCACCTTCCTCAAGAATCATCAGAGCCTTTCCGCCTACTCCACCACAGCGCAGATGAACACGGCTATAGCGGCTCACCATGACAGCAGCAAGCAGGACACCATAGCTGACCTTGCCACTATTCGGAGCGGTGCGGCGGCAGGTGCTACGGCTTTGCAGACGGAGACAGACCCGGTGTTTGCGGCTTCCGCAGCGCATGGTATCAGCGCAGGGGATATATCCAACTGGAACGGAAAGGGTACATACTCCAAGCCCAGCGGCGGCATCCCTAAGATCGACCTTGCATCAGCGGTGCAGACCTCACTGGGCAAGGCAGACAGCGCATTGCAGAGCCATCAGGACATCAGCGGCAAACAGGACGCCATCACATCAAGCAATAAACTTGCCTATTCACTGATTAGTGGCACGCCCACTATTCCCACTGTGCCGGCAAATGTTTCTGCTTTCAACAATGACAGCGGTTATCTGACACTGGCAACCTTGCCTATATATGACGGGAGCGTGGTCTAATGGCTGATGTATCAATTAAATACAAGGGTGTTGAAAAGGCAACCCTTAACGCAAGCGGCAGCAAGACTATTAAGACGAGCGGGAAGTATTGCGAAGCCGATATAGTTGTTGACTATACAGACCCCGAAAAGCCTACACAGACAAAATCTATGTCATTGGGGGCATCTGCTCCGTCAACCGTGACACCAGACAGCGGTAAGGTTCTATCCTCTGTCTCTCCGAGCATTGATACATCGGTTATCAATGCTGAGAACATCAAGCAGGGAGTGCAGGTGCTTGGTATCACTGGAACACATCAAGGTGGCATCACTCCGAGCGGAACAAAGAGCATTACAGAGAACGGCACTTATGATGTGACGGAGTATGCGAGTGCGAATGTGAATTTGCCAATATACGAAGCAAATGTTACATTTGCATCAACAGTATATAATGCAACAATCATTACATTGCCTGATGATGTATACACGCATATTAACGAACCTACATTTACAGTAAGAATGGAGCATATCCCATACTCCTATGTTCAATATTGTGCAGGACTTGTTTATTGCTCTAATATTTATTATTGTAAAACAAATACCATTGGTGTATATGGTGCAATTCTGCGCCCATCAGCGTCAGAAGCATCATTTCAATGTACACAATTTTATTATCCTTGCAACGAAACGAACAATAATATTGGGAATGGTGGTGCTGGTAAGATTTGGGTTTCCGAGAAAAACTTGAAATGGAATACAAATTCACATCCGCTTGGTGGGACATATAAAGTTACCATTTCATGGCAATGATAGGTGGTGATTTAGATAAATCAGAAAATTATAGAAAACGGCTATATCGTCAGCATCGTCAAGGGTGTAAGCAACGGTAACATCACCGAAGCTGAATACAACGAAATCCTCACGGTCATACGCAATAAGCCACAAGCAGAGAGCGGATACGACTACAGGCTTAAAGAGGACTTAACGTGGGAGCTTTACGAACTGCCTGTTGTACCGCCCGAAGAGGAAGAAGCAACCGTAGAAGATTACAAGTCCGCCTTAAACACACTGGGGGTAAACACCGATGAAGAAGTATGAGCTTTCCCAACGGCTCACGGCGAATATGAGCGAAACGAAAACCGCCCTGCAGACCCTGTGGGACAACATCAACAAAGGTCAGCAGAAGCAGATTATCAAGCGTGAAGAAGTCAAGGCACTGTTTGACAGGTATGGGGTGGACTACGAAGGATGAACCCCTCCGTCTCTGCGGAGACACCTCCCCTTAACAGGGGCGGCAAGGTAGCTTAAGCGGACTAAAACGGACAAGGAGTATGTAAAATGATTGAACTTAAAGACACAATCAGCGGAATGACTTCGGGAAATTATAAAGATAGATTTATTGCCGAATATCAGCAAACGAAGACTCGTTATGAAAAACTCAAACACTTCTGCAACAAAATCGAAGTCGCAATTATTACAAACAAAGAAGAGCCGAAGCATGATTGCCCTCTTGAACTTCTAAGAGAACAGCAGAAGGCAATGGGCATTTATCTTTCCATTCTTGAAAAAAGAGCAATCATCGAGGATATCGAGCTTAATTGCTAAAGTGGACTAAAGCTAATTAAACAAAGGAGATTTTATGATGACAAACGAAAAATTCATTGAAAAAGCCAAGACCCTCGTATTTGAGTACACACTTGAGCATCTTGACAAAACAGATGGAGTTCCGCCTTTTGATGTATTCGTGGTGTGGAGCTGCTTCATTCTCGGCTATCAAAAGGCACTGCTGTCTACTACCAACTTCGATGGTATGTATTATGAAGTCACATACAATAAGGCAAAGGACGAGATGTACTTTGATGCGTACAAGAAGTTTGAAAATCGCTGTGTGAAAGCGGACTAAAGCTGACTGTCAGAACTGTGGCTGTTGAGTTCGTATTGGGAGCGGTGATGCCGCTGCCATAGCTTCAGACCACGACTATACCCCAACGGGTATAAAGTGAGAAAAATATGAAGGAGTTGATTATTCATGGCTTGTAAGAAGAAAAAAGGCAAAGGTAAAAAGTAAGGAGGTGATAAAATGCTTAAAGTAGTAGAAATCATGCTTGGAGAAGTCGGATACCATGAAAAAGCCAGCAACGCATATCTTGATGATCCGACTGCGAATGCCGGGAGCGGAAACTACACAAAATACGCGCGTGATCTGGATGCACTCGGCTATTTCTATAACGGCCCCAAACAAGGGTATGCGTACTGCGATGTAACGGTTGACTGGGCATTTGTTCAAGCATATGGTGTAAAACGTGCTTTGGAATTGCTGTGTCAGCCTGAGTACTCAGCTGGAGCGGGATGCCTATATTCCGCACAATACTATAAGAACCGTGGATGCTGGTCAACCGTTCCTCATGTCGGTGACCAGATTTTCTTTACCTATTCTCCAGGTGAAGTTTCACACACTGGACTGGTCTATGCTGTTGACAGTAATTATGTGTATACAGTTGAGGGTAACACATCAGACCAAGTGGCAAAGCGGCAATACGCAATAGGCAATAGCACGATATATGGCTATGGTCATCCTGCATATAGCGATGAGGAATTGAACGGCACTGGTAATGATGCCGTATCTATCACTGAAACGCTCTCAGAAGCTTCTACAGTGCAGACATACACAGCACCGACACAAACTATGACTGTAGAACTGCCGTTGCTTAAACGCTATCATAAGGGCAATGCAGTGGGCGCATTACAATGGCTACTTGTGTATGACGGATATTTGACAGCGGATGATGTTGACGGATTTTTCGGTGAGAATACCGAAAATGCTGTTAAGCAAATGCAAGGAGACTTTAATCTTGAAGCTGACGGAGAAGTCGGCATGATAACGTGGAATGCGTTAATCGTTGATTAAATAAAGGTTAGGAATATCAATAATGTATATAACATGGCAATCCGTGGTAACCGCCAGTGCTGTTGTGGCTGCGGTTATAGCACTGTTTTCACGCTACAACAAGGTGGTGAAGTGGGTGGACAAGCAGAACGAACAAGATGACAAGATTGAGAAGTTAAGTAAGAAGACCGATGAACGCTTTTCCGAAATAGCAGAAGAGCAGACTTTGCTCACATACGGTGTTCTTGCGTGTCTCAAAGGACTATCTGAACAAGGCTGTGACGGTCCAGTCAACGAAGCTATTCAGAAGATTGACAAGCATTTGAACCAAAAAGCACATAAAATATGAGGTGATTAATATGACAGAAATACTCATTGAAAACGCAGTAAAAATCGTATCCGCACTTCTCCTTGCACTTATAGGTGTTCTTGGTACTTATCTCACGAACCTCGTTGCAAAGAAGTTTAAGTCACAGCAGATATCCGATGCTATGTGGGATTTGACCGTAGCAACTCAGACCACAGTAAATGAACTCCAGCAAACGCTTGTTGACGATTTGAAAGAGGCTGCTATTGACGGCAAGCTTACCACAGATGAAATTGAAGTTATAAAGGCACGTCTGATTGCAGGCACAAAAGCAAAGATGCTGCCAGCTACACTCGACCTGCTGAATGCTGCCGGGTCTGATATTGAGCAGCTTATTTCCGGCTTCGCAGAATCGTATATAGCACAGAGCAAGAAGTAACTGCAATTACGGCTTGCCGACATCCTAATAAATATATTTAGGATGTGATAATTTGACTCCGCTGAAACGCACATTAACAACCAAAGGAATGCGCCACAATCTGCAATTCCCAACTGCACAGCGTGACTATTATATCCGTGAAGCTGGACTAACCGATGAAGAGATTGAGATATTCAAACTCCGCTCAAGAGGATATAGCATCGTTCAGATAGCGTATAAAATGAACGAGATAACTGGGCAGATATATGGAACGGAACGCATAGAGCGGCGCATACGCACTATCAAGAACAAAATAGCAAACATAATTTGATGGAAAAGCAAGGGCATACTGAACGGTATGCCCTCTTTTTTTATGTCATGATATATCCACAGAGAGGGTGTACAACTCTTTGAATACATATATCGGAGGATAATATCATGGCAGAATTTGCATCACAGGCTGTCGGCTCTGCTGGTCTTACAACTGGCATTATCGGCACCGCACTTGGCGCACTCAACTCTGGAATGTTCAACGGTGTTGGACTTCTTGGTGGGAGCAACAACAGTTATGTGTCCAGAGAAACCTTTGACCTCTCTATGCAGCTTGCCGCTTCTCAGAGAGACAACGCTATCCTTACCGCAGACCTTAACACGGAGAAAAAGATGGTTGAGGTTTACAACTCACTCAACGACAAAATCAACAGAATAGTGAGTGACCAGACTGCTATCAACAGCAACCAGGCAGTGTATAATTGCAGCATGAACAGTGCTATAGCAGTGTTGCAGAATCAGACCGCACAGCTTATGGGTATGACTAAGACCGTTATTCCTAACGCTTCTGTTTGCCCCGGCTGGGGAACTGCGACTGTGACTACAAGCACTGGTACGGCAACCGCTTAATCGAGACTGGGGGCGGCAAAAGCTGCCCCTTTTATAAGGAGAAAATATGGTAACTGTTGAACAATTAAAAAATGGCATTGCCAAGTATGTTGATTGCGAAATTATATCTAAGCTGTCCGGCTGGCAGCGGTGGATTGTTGGCGGCATCACTGCAGCCTACACGGCGCAGATGAGCAGCATAGTCGAAAAGATACGCACACATCCGGCATTATCTATGCTCAATCTCGTTACCGAGCATGGCATGATAGATATTGACTCTATTTATTCTTACATCCGTCCTTACGCAAAAAATCCCGCTCAGTTGAACATACCGGGTGTTGGTACATTCTCGTTAACCGAGCAGGATGTTTTGATGATATACAATTATATTACTCAGTAGGGTATAGTTAGTGTGACCATCAGGTGTACCCAAATATGCCCTACCTAAAGGTAATTTTTAATTCACTGTTAGGTGAATTTTCAATCTTTAATAGTATTCTGTTCCAAAAAGCTTTTTTATGCGAGCGGTCAAGCAATTCGTATGCTTGTTTCCAATTATCCGGCAGAGTAAGTGGGGATAACTGCGGCTGTTTATTTTCAGCATCAAGCAAAGCTTTGAGCTGTGCATAATCCCGGTCATACTCATCACGGTCTATTTTATCATCTAAATATAGTTCTTTAAGCTTGGTCATTTTCTTGCGGATTTTTGCTTCATCCGTATGAGATGACCTCTTTTTAGCTTCAAGCGTTGCCTGGATATTATAATTATCTAATTCTATGGCAAGGTTCTGCAAGAGCCATGTTTCGATAAAGTCTTCTCGCACCCTATGGTTGTTTGAACAGCTATGATAGTTTTCGTTCTGACGGCATCGGTAATAGGCTTTGCCTTTACCAGTGTCGGAGTGCATTGCGGCTCCACATTCAGAGCAACGCAGTAAGCCGGAAAATAAATATACTCTGTTGCTCGTTGAAGTGTTGCGTGGCGATCTACTTAAAAGTAAGCTTTGCGTTGCTTCAAATATATCTTTATCAATAATTGGCTGACAGAAATTATCGTTCCCATACATAGAACCGATGTATGCAGTGTTTTGAAGTCTTCTGCGGACAGTAGTGTAATCTGCTCCAATGTTCCGCTCATAGCACCACAAGGACGTGGCACGGATTGAGCGTGTCTGCACAAATTGATTGAACATCTCCACAGCAAGCTGTGCATTCTCATCCGGCACTAAATGTTTATTCTCAATCTTATATCCAAACGGTGCCGCTCCGCAAGTCACCTCTCCACGTTGTCGCTTACCTTCAAACACAAATTTGATACGGTCTGAGGTGGTATCAGCTTCATTCTGAGCAATGGTAAGCTTGAGGTTCAAAAGTAATCGTCCGTTGGTAGTTGTTGTGTTGTAGTCTTCCTCAGTGGCTATCCACTGCACTCCGTGTGCATCCAGTATCTTCTGCACTTCATAGTAGTCTGAGATGTTGCGAAACCAACGGTCAAGTTTGCAGAAAAGGATAACATCTATATTCCCGGCTTTGGCATCGTCTAAGAGCCTGACGAACTCCGGGCGTTTGGTATAGCGTTTTCTTGCGGTAATCCCCTCGTCTGTGTATATGTCGGCTATTATATATTCGTTATCGACAGCGTATTTTTTCAGCGTTTCAAGCTGGGCATCAAGAGACAGACCGTGTAAAACTTGTTCCTCTGAGCTGACTCTTGAGTAAAGGGCGGCTCTTTTCATCATATCTCCTCATCTTTAATACGGCTGCAATGGATATGGCCACCGCAGCCACTATAACACATATCATAGCAAACATTGACGGTGCCACTCTGTCTTGAACAAGTCCACCGTTCCTGTTGCCGAAATCGATAATGATATACGCAATAAGGGCAAAGACGGACATGAGCAGGACGGACAACAAAGCGGTGGTAATGCGCTTTGCCGTTGCTATAGTAGACTCCTTAATGTTTATGATTTCCTTTGCGTGTTCTAAGTCGTGTTCCAACTCTCTTATGCGGTACTCAGCATCCTTGCAAGGCTCTGTACGCTCTCCTAAGAGCAGTTCATCCATAGAGAGGTGTAAATACTTGCAGTAAGCCGCCACGTTGTATACGCACGGCTCTGCGGTTTCTCCACGAAGCATCCGACCAATTTTAGCATCACTAATCCCGGTCATTACTGATATTTCTTGAACGGTCATGCCCTGGCGTTCCTTGGCATCGCGCATCTGCTCCGCAAGCCTGTAGTGTAGCTGCGCTAATTCTTCAAGCGTTGTCCGCTGCGGTGGAAGTATGTTTTTCTTCATTTTGCACTCTCCGTTTCAAAAAATGCGCTCACTGAAAATTACTTTCACCTATTGATATAGCATATAATTGAAATATATGTCAAGATAATTATGCGGATGTCGGCAAGCCCTATCAATGTTGCAGCGTTGGTGGGGCATCTCCTCCCCTTTTTCTAAGAATTGTATTATAATAAAAATAAAAAAAGGAGACAAACCCAATGACCAGAGACGAACTAATCAATGAAATCAGAAGAGACTTCGCAAAACTCACAGAGGAGCAGAAGCACGAAATACTTACTCTCCTAAAAGCCTATTCGTTATCAACTTCCGCGCATTCTGGAGCTGTTCAAGGCTTGCAGAACGCATAAACATCTCAAGGTAATACGCAGACTCATCGCCCATTTGGACGGTGGGTCTTTTTTCTTCTGTGAAATACTCAACTGGCACATTGAAGTAAGTTGCAATCTTTGTGATATTGGCTGCATTTGGCTTAGATTTTCCGTTGCTCCAGTTTGAAATTGAAGTCTTCGTAACTCCGGCTTCAATCCCAGCTTTAGACGGTGAAATGCCCCTTTCGTTGCAGAGCATCAAATAGTTTTGGTAATAATACATAAAAATCCCCCTATTAAATTGTGCATTGCCACAAAACACAAAAAGTTACGGATAAAAACTTGACAAATCGTAACTTTAGGGATTATTATAGCCGTGCGAGTTACGAAAGTACACATAGCAACGCTAACCCCATAGTCCTATGGCGTTTGAAAATGTTATTTTGTTCGGCAAACACATGATAACACAACTTGTGAACTTTTGCAACTGTTTTGTTAACATTATTCAAAAAGTTTTTTAGGAGGTGAACAGGACGAAACAAAGACCAGAGCCGTGGACTGGACGGTTAATCGGACAGATGCACAACCACTGCATCACATTTGCTGACTTGGCTGAAAAGCTTGGAGTTGGCAAGGCATATGTCTCGATGATACTCAACGGAACACGAAATACCCCCGGCATGAGAGAACGCATGGAAGAAGCGGTAGAAGAACTAATCAAGGAGAAAGACGATGCCCAAGACTTGGTTGACGGAGCAAGCGGTTGAAGAAGAAATCGCAAGGCTCAAGGCAAGTGAAAATGTTAAGCTTGCAAGACGAGAAGCACGGCTCAAGTACAAGCGCAGGCAGACCCTTTACACGCTTCGTGCATTAGAAAAGCGTGGCAGAGAGTTAGCCGCAGACGGATACACCATAGACACAATAGACGGCTTGATTGAGCAAGCCGAAGAAATTGAAGAATAGGTAAGGAGTGGTATGAACCCAGAAAAAGCACAGAACATTATGCACATACTTTTTGAACTTTTGGCAGACCAAAATGGATTGAAGCTATCCGGCTTCAAGGCAGAAAAAAAGCCGTCTACGGAAGTACCAGTTCCGAAAGACGGCAAGCGTTAAAACACTTTATCAAATCCTAACACAGCAAAGGAGAAAAATCAATGGGCAAATTAATCTGCGGTGGAATTATTACGGCTCTGCTCATCTCCAACGAAATAGTCACATTGCTCATCATAGCCGCTTTTCTCGGCTACGGAGTGTATGAACTGTTTATCAAAGCTGGAGAGGGCGGTGCAATCTGATGCTCGGAGCAAAGGAAAGCTATAAAAAGACTCCGATACAGAAAGCAGACAGTTCTTGGGTATCTGTCCTTATTGCAGAGATATTCAAGAGAGCAAAAACCGACTATGCAGCGTTGAAAGGCAAAGAGCAAATGCTAATGGGGAGCAGTATAGTCCGTGCGGAAGAGATTGAGAATTTCTTCAATTCCGAATGGGCAGACTTTCTTCTTTCACGGACTTCTCTCCATGCTGAAGACCTACTAAGAAATATCAGGAGATGCACAAAATGAACTTGTACGAAATCGACCAAGCAATATCAGCGATGATAGAAAACAGCGTTGACCCGGAGACTGGGGAACTCGTTCTTAATGAGGATGCTTTGAACGATTTACAGATGGAACGAGATGCCAAGGTTGAAAATCTTGCACTGTACATCAAGAACCTCAAGGCAGAAGCCATTGCAATTAAGGCAGAAGAGGATGCACTTGCAAAGCGCAGACAGAGTGCTGAGAAAAAGGCGGCACGGCTGACGGAGTACCTCAAGGATGCTCTTGACGGTGAGAAGTTTTCTACTGCAAAGGTGGCGGTTACTTTCCGGTCATCACAGTCTGTAGAACTTGAAAAGGACTTCCTTTTATGGGCTACCAAGACGAACAATGACAATCTGCTCAGATACAAAGACCCGGAACCCAACAAGGTGGCAATTAAAGCACTGCTTGCAGAGGGCGGTTATGTGCCTTACGCAAAGCTTGTGACTACCACATCGATGACCGTGAAATGACAGACCTAATCAGACACAGAATATATGCTATCCGCAAGCTTAACCGCCTTACACAAGAGCAATTTGCAAATGCTATAGGCGTTTCTCGGATGACGGTGGAACGCTGGGAAAGTGGAGAGGTTAAGCCATATCCGACTAATGTTGCACAGATAGCGTTGACTTTCGGCTTTAATTACAATGAACTCATAGGAGATTAACATGAATATCTTTGAAAAAATGGCGGCTATTACTGCGGAATTACAGACAGTCGCAAAAAATCTGACGGTGCCATCTGGCGGTGGCAAAGGCTATAAGGCGGTTTCAGAGCGTGACATCATCGATGCGGTGAAGCCCTTAGAAACCGCGCATGGTGTCTACTCTTACCCTGTAAGCCGTGAAATCCTTGAAAGTGCAATGCTTGAGAACGAAAAGGAATATAACGGCAAGGTGTCCAAGTCAACCACCTTTTTCAGCCGTATCAAGACGGTTTACCGCTTTGTTAACTGCGAAAAGCCTGATGAGTGGATTGAAATGACAACCTTTGCAGAGGGTATCGATACCGCAGACAAGGGTTCCGGCAAGGCAATGACATACGCTGACAAGTACGCTTTGATGAAAGCTTACAAAATCAGCACTGGCGATGATCCTGACCAGGAGGCAAGCGTTGAAACGAACTACACTGCCAGGAACGAGAAGAAAAAGCCGCTCGGAAACATCTGCGAGATGTGCGGTCATGTGATTACAGATGCACCTACTAAAGACGGTGCCATGATGTCAGTAGAGAATGTCATGGAGATGTCACAGCGTATTTTTGGAAGACGACTTTGCCATAACTGCATGGTGATTTGCCGTGGAAGTAAGCAAAATTGAGTATCGTGATGGGGCGTTGATTATATTCACGCCCTCTATCGCAGAAGCCAAACGGTATGCGTATATGCTCAAGCCGGGTGATTACGAAATCGTAAAGGTAAAGAAAAAACGCAGCCTTGATGCCAATTCTTATGCGTGGGTGCTGATAAACAAGATAGCACTTGCCGTTAGAACCTCACCAGAGGACATATACCGTGAGACGATTAAAGATGTGCCACAAATATGCACTCAAGTTTGCTGTCAGCAGAGAGCCGTTGAGAGCCTTACAAACACATGGACGAAAGACCATATCGGAAGACGAGCAGAGATACTGCCGTCTAAGTTAAACGGTTGTGTCAATGTCAACCTTTATTTTGGTTCTTCCGACTTTACTCAGGAGCAGATGAGCATATACATTGACAATCTTGTCCAAGACTGCAAGACACTTGGCATAGAGACACGCCCGGATTATGAGATTGAGAGTTTGCTCAAGGAGTGGATATGACTAATGAATATGATGACGAACTCGACCTAAACGGCTATGCAATGTCTATCTGCGGTAACGGAAAATGTGTGATATGCGGAGCAACCGATACGCTTGTCCGACATGAGATTTTTCACGGTCCGAACAGGACGAAATCAAAGTCTCTTGGTTTATGGGTTTCTCTTTGCCCCAATTGCCACATGATGCTCCACTCTCACCCGGACATCGATTATAAGCTAAAACGCTATGGACAGCGTAGAGCAATGAAACATTACAAATGGACAACTGCTGATTTTATCCGGCAGTTTGGAAAAAATTATTTAGAGGAGATAACTTAAATGCTTAATTACATCGTTTTACAAGGAAGACTTACAAAAGACCCGGAACTCCGCTCAACTCAGAGCGGCACTGCGGTATGCACATTTACCCTTGCGGTAGACAGAGACTTTCAGAGCGTGGGTAACACCGTTGACTTTATTAACTGCGTGGCATGGAAGTCAACCGCTGAGTTCATCAGTAAGTGGTTTACCAAGGGCAAGCAGATGATTGTCAATGGCAGACTTGAGAGCCGTCAGTACGATGACAAGGACGGCAACAAGCACACAGTATGGGAAGTAACCGTGGCTAACGCATATTTCTGTGAGCGCAAGAGTGAACCTAAAGCCGACACCTCAACCACCACATTTACTGAGCTGTCAGGCGATGATGGAGATTTGCCGTTTTGACACAGTGTGAAAGAATACTCCGACATCTGAATGACTACGGCAGTATCACAAGCCTTGAAGCCATCACGGAGTATGGCATCCTCAGACTTGCCAGCCGGATAAATGACCTACGGTCTGCCGGATACAATATAGGCTCGGAAATGGTCAGCGGTAAGAACCGTTATGGAGAGCCTACACGATTTGCGAGGTACACACTTGGCTGAATTATCCTGGATAAAGCTGGACATCAGCTTGTTCGACAATCGGAAAATCCGATATATCCGCACACTTCCAGAGGGCGACAGTATTTGCCTTATATGGATTTATCTTCTTACTCTTGCCGGACGTTGCAATGCAAGCGGAATGATATTCCTTACGGAAAGCATCCAGTATACTCCGCAGATGTTAGCTGCTGAGAGCGGGTTTGAACCTAATGTGGTTCAGCTTGCTCTCGGAGTACTGGAACAGCTTGGCATGATACGCACTAATCCTTTTTGCATTGAGGACTGGGAGAACCATCAGAGCCTTGACAAGATGGATGAAATCAGAGAGCAAGCAAGGCTGAGAAAAGCTAAATACGATGCAAAAAAGAGGTTGAGCGTTACAAGTAGCGTTACAAGTAGCGTTACAAGTAACGTTACCAGTAACGCAGATGTAACGCATGGTAACGCTATAGATAAAGAAGAAGATAAAGAAAAAGAATTAGAAGAAGATATTAAAAGAAATATTAAAGAAAAGACACCCACGCTTGAACAAGTTAAGGCTTATATAGTCGAAAACAATCTTGATGTGGATGGTGACGAGTTCTTTAGATACTTCTCTGTCGCACATTGGGTGGACTCTAAAGGGAATAGAGTGCGGAACTGGAAACAGAAGCTACTGACATGGAACAACTTCGGCTATGGCAGTAAAGGCCGAAACAACGGTATCTGTCCGGCTGATATGAAAGTCTCGGACAACGACCTTGATATGCTAAAGCTGATATGAGTAAATACCATGCCAAAAAGACAACGGTATACGGCATAACCTTTGACAGCAAAAAAGAAGCTGACAGATATCTTACCCTGAGAGCCATGCAGAGCCGGGGTGAGATATCTGAACTCAGCAGACAAGTCAAATATACGCTTATACCGTCACAAAAGCTTAATGGAAAGGTCATTTATCGCCCAGTCACATATAAAGCCGACTTTGAGTACATCAAAAATGGGCAAAAAGTGGTAGAGGATGTTAAGGGTGTAAAGACCAAGGAATATATCATCAAGAAGAAAATGATGTTTTACATCTACGGAATAAGGATTGAGGAAACATGAAAGCAAAAGACTTTACTGGAGAAAGGCGCGGTTCACTGACTCTTATTGGAAAAGCCTATCATATAGGTGGTAATAAGACCAGATACATAGATGCACGGTGCGACTGCGGAAAGTTGATATCCGTAGAAGAAAGACGGCTAAAGAAAATCAATAGCTGCGGATGCGACAAGAGCGGAGAGCGGTACGGAAACTTAGTGCTTCAAGGCAGAACATTTGACCGTCATGGCAACCGTCTAATTAAGGCTTGGTGCGACTGCGGTAAAAAAGTAGTAGTGCCGTACAACGAAGTGCTGAAAGGGCATAAAACATCCTGTGGATGCAAGGATATAAAGCCTAAACGTAAGCCATCGTTTTACAGATGCAATACAAGACCGCCTGAGAAAATGCAACCGTGCTGGAAATGCAAAAAGGCTTGCGGTGGATGCTCTTGGAGCAAAGACTTCACTCCAGTTAACGGATGGGTGGAAACTCCAACCGTGAAGCACAATAACGAGATTGAATACAGAAGCTACGAAATTCACTCTTGCCCGGAGTTTGAAGACGATGGGCGGTGGGATGCCTATTATGAAAGTGAGGAAGATGATGGATAATGTTGACCTCTTAAATGCGGCAAGGATGATAAAGGACTTTTGCGAACACTTAGAAAACTGTGCTGAATGCCCTTTTTTGTTGGGCTATGACCCAATCTATGAAATTTGCCGATGCACGATAAATGATAGCACCCCGCAGGAATGGGAACTGGATAGACTACACGGAGGCAGGGATGACTAAGACGGAAATGGAGCTGCTGAACCTGCGGAAAAGAGTTGAAGCGCAGAGAGAAGAAATCAAGAAGCTTCAAGCCAAGATTAAAGAACTGGAGAAAGCCAATGAAACACTTAGGTGATATTACTAAGATAAACGGTGCTGAGATAGAGCCAGTGTGGTGCATTATTGGCGGTTCCCCTTGCCAAGACCTCTCAACTGCCGGGCTTAGAAAAGGACTTGCTGGAGAACGGTCCGGCTTGTTTCTGCATCAAATACGAATCATCAAGGAGATGAGAAGCGTTGAACGATATTATGACTGGTCAGATAAACCTATTCGACTTCCTCGATATGCCGTCTGGGAAAATGTACCCGGAGCCTTGTCAAGCGGAACTCCCAAAGGAGCAGATTTTAGAGCCGTCTTGGAGCATTTTGCACGGATTGCAGAACCAAACGCTACAATTCCTCTCCCTCAAAATAGGGGGGGTAAAATCTGGGAAAAGTCAGGATACATCGAAGGTGATGGGTATTCCATTGCGTGGAGAATACATGATGCTCAGTACTGGGGAAGAACCGTCAAAGACCCTACTGGAAGAGTGGTCAAGATGGGAACACCCCAACGCCGTAGAAGAATCGCGCTTGTCGCAGATTTTGGAGGATACACCGCAGCCGAAATACTATTTGAGCGTGAAAGCTTGCCAGGGCATCCTAAACAGAGCATCGAAGAGGGGCAAGGAATTACCCACAATATTGAAAAACGCATTAGAGAGCATGATACAGTGGCAATCGAAGGAAACGGAACAAGAGACTCCCACAAAGGAGACGGATACGCACTAAGCGATGTAATGTTTACCCTTAATACCACCGAACAGCACAAAGTAGCGTATGGCATAGACGGATATAATGCGACTATCACAGGTGACCAGTCAGCTTGCCTTGGTGTTAACTGCGGAATGAGTACAGGAAGAAATGGTGTTGCATTCGGAGTTGATAGCATGAACCAAAGCATATCTGCTGTGACATCACCAACTAATGTGCAGAACCCAGAACCGGGAATAAATCACACGCTTACTGATGACAGCAGAAACTATATCTGCAAAGAAGAACCCACCATGATAGAGATGACATCAACCAAGAACACAATAGTGGAAGACGGCATCTCACCCACGCTTACGGCACGAATGGGAACTGGTGGCAATCAAGTAAACGCAGTATGCCAGCAGAGCATACGCTGGATAGTGCGCCGTCTGACTCCTCTTGAGTGTACAAGGCTTCAAGGATTTCCAGATGGATGGCTTAATATTGGCGACTGGATAGACTCCAAGGGAAAGAAGCACAGCGGTGATAGCGATGCACCGAAATATAAGGCACTGGGCAATTCTATTTGTTTGCCTTATTGGGCGTGGATGCTGCGGAATATGGCGCGGCACCTCCCGGAGCGGGCTACACTTGGCAGCCTGTTTGACGGCATCGGTGGGTTTCCACTGTGTTGGGAGCGCATCCACGGCAGAGGAACAGCAAGATGGGCATCGGAGATTGAGGAGTTTCCGATAGCGGTAACGAAAGTGAGGTTTGGTACAGAATGACCACAAAGAGATTTAAGAAGTTGCTCATGGGCGGTTACATGAGAGTACAGATGTCTGATGGAGAAAAGACCGCAGTAGCGTTTAGGCGTAACGATGCAGAGCTGATAATTAAGTGGCTGAGAGAACGCTCACCCAAGGTTTCCAATGCAGTTTTGGCTGATGCGCTCCACAGCGGAGAGATATCAATGACGGTGAAGCCATGACCGAGTATGATGCCACAGAGCTTGCCTACAAGAACGGCTATGCTGACGGCATAAAGGCATTGGACAGTGACCGCTTCGGACTGATGTGCCTACTGCTCGTCCGGCTGAGTATTAAAACCAAGTCCTATGCACCGTACACGATAATGACCTATATCACCGACCATATGGCATACATCAACACGGAGCATTTGGAGAGCATAGCAGATGGCATAGAGGATATGGCAGATTTGAGGAAATGGGGCGAGTTTTTGGTTAAGATTAAGACGGAGATAAGGAGAAGAGATGACTAACTATGCTTTCGGAGATTGGCTTGTCCGGGTGGTCGGGGTTAAAAACCTCCCCCTCACGCCTGCCGGAGAGATACGATGGAACCCAAAAATAGATGCTCGCATTAAAGAACTCAACGAACGCTATCACGATATATGGGTGGTGGAACGGAAAGACTATAACGAGCATGATAAAGCCATGAAGATTTCAACTGCGTTAGAGGGCATAAAGGCGGCAGGATTTAACTGCAAACTCCTTTGCTACGATAACGGACATATTCAAGCAGAATCTAAGCGCCGCAAGAAAATGAGCTATTATGCGACTACTGGTACTATTACTGGGTATAGCGGCACCTGTATTGAGGGTATAGACGAATTCATTAAACTTCTGGAAAGGATATGAAAGCATAAATGCAGATAACATTTGAGATTGACGATGCGTTTGACATTAATTGCTGTTTTTTCAGCTATTCAATTCACAGCAAGGCAAATCCGAACATGGGCTGGTGCGGCGTGCGCTCCTGCGATACGGCAGAGTGCCATGACGGAAAGCCCAAGCTGATTACGGTGAAAGGAGAAGAAAAATGAGCGTATGTGATACCTGCGAAATGGGCGATGGCTGGGGGTGTTCCTTCTGCTGCGCCAAGTGCCACGAAAAATATGGGGAATGTCCTGACCCGGACTGTGACCCGATGGATATATGAGAAGGGAGAGGGAGAAGGTAATGGAAATAATTAAGCTCATTGCGCTGATTATATATGCCATAAGTGCTGTATTAGCCACTTTTGCACCAAGTCAAGACCTTAGATTTAAGCATTTTATGTCGTCAATTTATTCGGCTATATGCTACTTCATGCTTAACGGGTAAAGGGGAGAAGAAAAATGAAAGCGTATAAAGGCTTTAATAAAGACATGACTTGCCGTGGTTTCCAGTTTGAAGAAGGCAAGACATACGAGACGGACAAAGCAGAACTGCGCAAGGAAGGCTTCCACGCCTGTTTAGACCCGTTGGACTGCTTCAAATATTATAGACCGGGTATTTCTGTATATCACGAGGTAGACATAGAGGACAACGGGCAGCGAGACAATGACAGCAAGGTTGTGGGAAAGAAAATCACTATCGGTGCGGAGTTGAGTGTTGCTCGAATCTGTGAACTGCACTTTGACTATACTTCGGAACGCTGTAAAAACACTGAGATGGGAAAAGATTTTGCAAAACTCAGCGGTGGCGATGGCAGCTCACTCAGCGGTGGCGATGGCAGCTCACTCAGCGGTGGAGTTCGCAGCTCCCTCAGCGGTGGAGATTACAGCTC